ATAAGGCACAGCTCATCTACCCCGATCCAGATGCAGTGTTGGTTGATACAAAAGCTAAAACCATCTGGTATATAGATAAGGACAATTATGGCGAAGAAAAAACGTAAAAGAAAATCGGGGTATTAAGGCGTGGCTAAGAAAGGGCAGAAAAAGCCGGTTTTAAAGCCCATAACCCCTATAGTGGGACCTAGTAAACCTATAAAACCAGATATACATGGTGATAGTGGGAATATAGACAGATAGTAGCCTGGGGAGGCTGTAAGTGGTGTTAAAAAAGGCTGATAAACTCTTATCTATACAAGAAACTTGTAAGACCAATCTAAAGTTTCTTTGTGTAGAGGTGCTGGGGATGAAGGATTGGCAAGATGGGTTACATGATGAACTGGCAGCCTATCTCACCACCCCGCCTAAGCAAAAGCTCATATTGATGCCTAGAGGCCACCTTAAGTCCTCTATAGTCACTGTCGGATACGCTATACAACGCCTTCTATGTGACAACAACATACGTATTTTGATAACAAACGCTGTATGGGATCAGGCTAGAGAGTTTTTACACCAGATTTCAGACTATCTCACTGTACAGAGTCAGTTGCCTAACATCTTTGGGATATTTAAAACCAAGGATACACCCTGGACGCGTAGCGAATTAACAATAGCCCAAAAGAACGACCCCACTAAGCGTGGGCCAACAATACGGACAGCAGGACTAGAGTCAGTGCTAACAGGCTCCCATTGTGACCTGATTATACATGATGACCTTGTAGAACTGAACAACATTCAGACTAAAGAGCAGATTAAGAAGGTTATTCAATTTCATGACGCCAGTTTAGATGTTTTAGATCCCGGTGGGGAGATGATAGACATAGGAACACGCTGGGCTGAAGATGATCTATATGGCCTTATTCTTAAAGAGCGTACAACGTCAGTTAATGGGCATGAGATCAAAGAAGGCACAACGTGGCGCAATTACATTACGTTATAGGGGAGAGCTAAATAATAATGACTAAAGATGAATTACTTAATCACTTAGTTACTAATTATCATGTGATATGTCATTTAGGTTTGGACACCGTAGACAAAATTATAGCTAAAGCCAATAAAAATGGACAAGTACAAATTTTAGATCCATATGATTGTCAAGAGTTAGAATGTAAGTGGGCAAGAGAGCTTTATGCGGGGAACTAGGGCTAAGATTATACGGCGTATCTGTACCAACACAAGGATAAAGTATCCTAAAATATTTGTTGCAACCACAGAACGTACAAGTGATGAGAAATTCATCAACTTCTATAGGTTTATGAAACGAGCGTGGAATAGAGGACAATGGAATCAGGTAAGAAGCGGGCTGAACGAGCTCTCACTAAACGCATAAACGATTTTAAGCCCGAAGGGGAGTCTATAGGGCAAATGATCCATGAAGTGGTGGATGAGATATGGAATATATTTGAAGTAGAGCAAGATGAAGTGTTAGATGCTGTGTTAGCAAAAAGGGGGAGGATAAATGCCGAAAAGCAAAGAATATCTTGAGTGGGAAAAGATGATGCAAGAACATCCAGATAAGCAAGTTTTTGTACAGACTACTAAGGAATGTTTACAGCAACTTTTTAAACATATACATCCTCAAGCTCGTTTTGCTAACATGAAATTACTGGATAAAGACATTAAAAATATCGAACTAGACAAAGGTATTATAGTATACACGGGGGAGCTATCAAATGGCAAAGAAAAAGCTAACGTCTAAGAAAGCACGCACCATCCTCCGTGAAGGGATTGCCCAAGGGAAACGCCTTACGACTAAGCAGAAAAAGTTCTTTGGGGCCATAGCAGGTGGACAACGGCCACGACGTAGAAAATAATGTTTTCTGTGTACATTCGTAGGGCTCAAGAAAAAGACCTTATCATCTTCCCCAACAGATTTTGTAGCACAGAGGCTGAAGTATTGGAAGCAGAAACAAAAGGGAAGAAGGTTAAGTCTTTAGAATCACTCAGACGTCAGAAAGGCCCCTACGAGTTTGGCTGTCAGTATCTTAATGATCCTGTAGATGATGCTTCTATTGAATTTAAGCGGGAATGGTTTAGACGGTTCTCCTATAATGATGACACGCTAAAGCTGCTAAAGGCAGCTCCTTGTACCATCACTGTAGATCCAGCTTTTAAGTTACGTGAAACACACGATGATACAGGCATTGTAGTGAGTAAGGTGACAAATGAGGGCATCTACATCTTAGACGCTATGGGGATTAAGGTGGGGCCAGACAAGCTCATTGAGAAGATATTCGAGCTGGTTAATACTTATCAGCCTACAAAGGTGCGCATTGAGGTAGTGGCGGCGCAGATTCTCTTGGCCGACATCCTACGTAAAGAGATGACCAAGCGGCATGTAATGTTCATGCTTGATGAGTACCATCCAGGGACAACGCAGACAAAGGCCACACGCATACGTAAACTTATCCCATATTATGCTAATGGCCAGATATTACACAGGCAAGGCCTTATAGATTTAGAAGAACAGCTGGTACAGTTTCCTAGAGGGCGTAAAGATGACATTATAGACGCTCTAGCGGCCCATGTAGACGGATGGAATCCCGTTACCTCATCCCCCAAGAAGTCGGAGAAGGACTTCACTTGGTCGTGGTGGAAGAAACAAACTATGCGGCCAGGAGACACAATAAAACGAATGTTCGAAGATTTAGGGAGACACCCATATTAAATGGCTATTAAAACAGAAATTCAAGAAGTGAGACAATGGCACGCCCGAATTGGACTTAGTGAACGATTTCGGGATCGACACGAACAGAGATTTAAGTGGAAAGAAGCCATTGAACAATATAAAGGTAAGTATCGTACACTAGAAAACACTGTTGACATCCCTCTCCCAATAATTCAATTAGTGTTTGCGTACATTAAGACAGAGATACCCAGGCTATACCTCCGTGATCCACACATCAAGGTTAATCCCAAAAAGGGATCATCTATACAGTCAGCAAAGATACTTGAGCTTGCCCTCAATTATATATGGCGTGTGAAGAGACTGAAGAGACAGATTAAGAAGTCCATCCTAGACGGGAAACTAGTAGGACACGCCTGGTTTAAGACGGGGTATACAGCTAAATTTGGGGCCATTGAAGATCACGAGGGTAATATAGAGGAGTTTATTGAATCAGAGGATTTTTTTGGGTATAGAGTGCCCTGGAAGCATATGTACTTTGATGTTGACTCAACCAATCCTCCACATGACACCCCGTGGCTGGCCCATGAGTTTTGGATACCTTTGGAAGACGCTAAGAACGATAAACGTTTTAAGAACACAGATAACTTGCAAGGTTCTCCAAAGATTCCAGTAAACAAGGATAACGTCATCAATACTAGCAAGGAAGTGAGGCTGGAGAATGACCAAGACACCCTCATGGTGAGGATGTTTGAGATATGGGACATTAAGAAGAAGCAAAAGATGATCATTGCTGATGGGTCAGAGAAGTATATACAGAAGCCTACTAAATGGCCTTACAAGATGCGTGGGTATCCATTCAGCTATATGAAATTTCACGATGTCAATGATGAGGCATATGGCTTGCCTGACATCTTTATGATACAGGATCAGATACTTGAGCGGATTAAGATAAGAGCGTCTCAACTTGATCACATTAAACGATATAACAGGCAGTATATCACAAAACCTAACAATCTTCAAGAAGAAGCGAAATCTTTATTGTCTAGTAGTTTTAGCGGCGCAGTAATTGAGGCACAGGAAGGGCCAGGCAGTATTGCCCCTATTCCTTATCCCCCTCTTCCGCAAGATGCCTATGCTGTAGAGGATCGTGTGGCTAATGATCAGATTCTCACATCAGGGCAAAACCCCGTAGAAAGCGGGGCTCCAGCTAGGTCACAGACACGCACTATCCGAGAAGTGATCGAGCAGCAAGCGGGCTCAGAGAATAGACGCTCCGAGCAAATTGATATTATTGAGGACTTCGTCGAGGACATCTCAGAGAATTTGATCGGCCTCTTACAGCAATATGCCACTACACCATTTTATGTGTCTATTACGGGTGAAGATCCAGCCACCATCACACAAAATTTGTCTACACGCCCTTCAGCGGCTGATGGTCAAGCAATAACACGTCCAGACGGGTTTACGTTTACAAAGAAAGACATTCAAGGGGAGTTCGATGTGGATATTGTGGCAGGATCAACAGTGCCTCTTAATAAGGGGGCTGTGCTTGAGATAATGACTCAAGTGGTTCCTTTTGTGCAGCAGTTACTTGCACAACCTGGCCCCATCTCTAGTGCTATTGGAAATATTTTTGGCGAGTTACTTGATATGCCTGAAATTAAAATTGCTATAGAACAGCAGGGACAACTTCAACAACAGCGGCAAGAACAACAGGCAGAGCAACTACAGCAACAGAGACAACTGGAAGCAGCGAATGACGCTAGTCAGACACAGATTCAAGCGGAGCGTATTCAGGTGGCAAATCAAAAGAACATTATGAACGCTGCTATTGAAGCTGCTAAGCTACGTCAAGAAAGAAACAAAACGAGTAGCTAACGTGTATCATTGTGATGGATGTGGTTCAGACAAGGCACATAAGGTGAGGACAAAGATACATCCCGACACCCTTGAGAAGCTAGAGTGGTGTAATGAGTGTAGTGACATTGGTTCTGGTGGCGTGGGGATTCCTGATGTGTATATAGGCAGTAAGGGTGGATTGCAGACAGATATGAACCTGCATGATCCTAAGACAGGACGCCCAATACCATTTTCTACCAAGCGAGAGAAAGCTGCTATAATGAAACAACTAGGTTTAAAGCAGGCTAACAATGCAGAGCGTCATCATGGGGCACGTAATCTTTCTCCCAATGCCCGGTATCATTCAGTTTAATGGCTAATACAACTTTTGGAAATATTGTTATAGGCACTGTACCAGTTTTAATAGTACCAGCAAGTCCAGATCGTAAAGCAGTTATTATACACAACATTAGTAATAGAGATGTTTTTATCGGCCCTGATGACACTATTACTACACTAAACACTATTTTCTTAGGTAATGGCGAAAAGTTTGTCGTGGGAAATTTTAATGAGCGGTGGAATGGTGATATATTTGGAGTTGTTTCAGTGGGTGTTGCTGATGTACGATTTTGGGAGTGGGGTCAATAATGGAAGATGAACATCTTTGTGTCTATCCAGAATCATGGCATAGTAGTGAAGTTTCATGTTTTGTTTGCGGTAAATACCATTGGGAGTTATAAATGTCTATAGGATTTGGTGTTACACCTCGTAATGGGTTATCTGTTTTAGCGAACAGTGCCGCTACAAATGTTGTTAATGCTACGTTAACCACTGTGGTCACTTTTACTTCAATTGGAAATACATCCATTACTCGAATTAATGGGTCGGGAACAATCCCTGCTAAATACGATCTTGTTCTTAACTCCACCACAATAGAAATACAGCGTAGTGGGCCCAATTATAGGATAAATTTTGAATTTGGTGGCCCACTAAGTCTATCTGATGGAGATATACTAGATTTAAAAGTGACACATCTTGACCCTAATAACACACGAGATTTTCAAGCAACGATATATGGGGTGTAGACATGGCTGATATTGGTGGAAACAAGTATCCTATAAAGTTGATAGAGATTAAAGAAACTAAAGAACGTAAAAGTCTTTGGATTAAAGCACGCATTAAAGAAACTGAAGCAAAAATAATTAATTTAAAGCATGCAATGTTAGGTGAAGAACAGATGTTGGACCAACTTAATGCTCAGTACATTTTGAATGACAAAGCAGTAGATGCATAATATTTGATAATAAGGTGGTGTAACTAAATGGCTAGTGCAAAAGCAGTTGATGTTGTGATTTCAAGTAATTCAAGTGAAGTAGCTAAAGATAAGGTTATTGTAGCGGCCGTAGCTGGCGGTATGTCAGCTGGATCTGCTAATATCGTTCGAGATGCTAATGGTAAAGTGACTGCCGTTAGGCTCGTATTTCCTGATACAGTAGCTCAGTCAGCAATTGATGCTATTGCTGCTGTACCGGGGGCTGTTAATGTTGTCACTACAGATGTCCCCCTTGGGTTTCAAGGAACAGATGGTACTCAAGCCACTGTCAATGCTCTTGTAGCAGACGGGTGGTCTTTAGATGAAACTACTGCGCAAGATACTGCTGTGTCTACCGTATATGACGCTACAAATGGAACATTTAAACCTACGTTTGGTGCAGGAGTGGATGGTGATTCATTTGGCTTCTGGTCGCTTGGTAAAGGATCAACAAGCAGATCTAATCCTCTTTTTGCTATTGGGCCACTAGCTTCAGAGATTGAGTTCAGAATGAAGTTTGCAAGTACCACTGATCCAAACCTTAACACCGACATTACAATTGTTAACGGTGGTTATATTTATGGTATGGCTGGAAATTTTACAACAGGACTTCGTTCATCTGGTGGGGCAACTTTTTCTTTACTGAACCCTTTGGATAATGCCTTTCATACATATAAGTTTGAAGCCATTACTAATCACGCTAACTACCGAGTTCCCGCTACTCTTGCAGATATTTGCGAGGTATTTGTTGACACGGTATCAAAAGGAATTATAAGTGCGCCATTTCGAGGTTTTGCGTTAGATCAAACTGCTCTTACTATTAGATTTAATGCTCAAGGGGCTTCAGCAGCGCATGAGCATGAGATTGACTATGTGCGTTGGACTCAACCCGTATAAACATTTTTAGGAGGCTAATTTAATGGCCGATGGAAATTTCGCAACATTAGTATCAAAAGATACAAATTTAAACTCTGCAACCAATCCTATTGTTATCCAAATTAGTGATGGAACTGACACTGTTACGGTTGATGGTAGTGGTAACTTAAATGTCAATATAACTAATGCGTCTATAGCCGTTACGGGCACTGTCAGTATAGATAGTATTGTACCTGGTACAGGTGCTACCAACTTAGGTAAAGCAGTTGACAGCGTGGGTGGTGCAACAGATACTGGTGTGTTGGCCTTAGCAATTCGAGATGATGTCCTTAGCACGCTTACACCTGTAGATGGAGACTATGTACGACTACGTACAGACTCTACGGGGGCATTGTGGGTTAAAAATGCCGAACCTGCTGCATCTACTACGGAAGTACATGATTATAGTACTGCTACGGTAGCTGGAAGTGGTACAGACAATCACGATTATACAGTGGTAAATAATACGTTTTTATTACGTCGTGTTGACTATTCATCCTCTGGATCAATGAAAGTAGATATACAAACTGGCCCAGTTGCATCTCTTGTTACGGTACGTACTGGATTTATTCCTAAAAGAGGTGGAGATGGAGTTTGGGATGTTAGTCAGACACCACATGAAGTACCTGTAGCGTCTACTGGTACTGTAAGAGTGATCCGTACCAATCGTGAAGGTCAGAGTCAAGATGTATATAGCACAATTGTAGGAAATGACGTTTAATTAGGAAAGAGGGGAGATAAATTAGTATGAAGAAAGATCCAAAAAAACTAGCCCAGCAAGTTAATGTACAATATGTTCCTTATGAAGAATATCTGTCTAAAATATTGGTGGCGATGAATAATAGACTAGAAAAAATGGAGCGTCATCTAGATGTTATTAAAGAACGTTTAACGTTTGAGGCAAAATAATGGCCGATTTAGCTACTACAGAAACATCTGAGGTAACATTAGCAAGTTTTGATGGAATTAATAAACTTGCAGTCAACTCAGACGGCAGTATAAATGTTCAAACCAATGTTGCTTCACCTCCCATGGCAACAACCGCGGTAATCCAAGAGAACTTCGGTAATATTGCAACTACCTCAGGTATAGATACAATTTTTACCATAACAAACGAAAAAACATTAACAATACAACACTTTTCTGCTGGTTCAAAGAATGCAACAAGTGGAAGTGTCACTGAACTTTTTGAAGATCCAAATGGAGACTTATCTACTTTAAATAGAATAGACACTCTATTTACTAATGGATCTAGTACATTAGCTTCTGTCTTCCAACAATTTACTGGAGATGGTACAAGGCGAATTGTTATGCGCCAACGGGGATACACTGCTTCTGCTCGAGAAATGTTTGGTAGATGGAGAGGATTTGAAGAGTAATGAATCCATTAGAAGTTAGTTGGGCTAGGTTTAAATCATTAAAAGATACCAATAGTTGGACTATTTATTATATCCAATATGGTTCAACTAGCTATAGTTTATGGACTGGTACAAACAACTATCAACTTAGAGCAAATGTCGAAAATGCTGATAAAACAGATTTTGTAGACAATTATAAAACAAATGCTACACCAGTGGCGTGTGAGGGTGATGCTCTTACATATATTGTAATTTTTTAAGGAGAATGTAAATATGGCTCATCCTATGTTATCTGCAATAGACGGTTTTGAACGTCCTCCACAACTACTCCGTGTAGATCACCAGATTCCTTTAGATATTGGTGAGCGTGGGGTGGCTCAAGTAACCTTTGTCATACATGAAAAAGATGAAAACGGCACCACACTGCGGGTTGAAGAGATCCATCCTGGTGAAGGCAGTGAGCATGGTGAGGGTAGTAGTGGTCATAAAGCCGTTAGTGGATCACCAAGGACAGGAACGAGTATTACGATTGTTCCTAGTCCATCAGCATAAGGAGAATGAAATAAAATGTCACTTTTACCGCCGGGTTCACCAACAATATTTAACGTAACATTAACACCAGCTGACACTGAAATAGATCAAGTACTACCCGCTAATACTAAAGCTATGACTATACAAGCTAGGACAGATGCTGATGTTAAATTATCGTGGGTGGATGGAGAATCAGGTACTACGTTTATTACAATTAAGTCTGGTGCTGTATATTTCAATGAAATACTTAATACGGTCTCCACTGTCCATTTACAAAGTCCTACAGATAATACTGTTGTTGAAATTGAAACGTGGTCGGGGGGTAGTTAATCATGGCAATAATTCCTGGCGCAGGTGGGGGTGGTGCAGCAACAAACTTAACTTATAGACTTCCTGTTTTAGAGTTTGTTAGTGCGACAGAAATTGATGTAGAAAATAATACCGGAACATCTAACGAGACTACTATTCTTTTTCACGATAATGAATTTCGGAGTGTAACAGAAGATACTTCCTCTACTGATAAGTTCCGTAGATTTAACATCACTGCTACTGCTGAGTTTACAGCGGGAACAGAGGACTCTGGTATTCGATCAGGTATAAGTGAAGCCACCAATACGTGGTATTCCATTTATGCTGTTAAAAGCCTCATAGATGATACAAAGTTTGTATTGGCCGGAGACACCACGCTCCCATTGCAAGCTAATTTTGCCACACTTAATTCTCGTTATGGAGTAGATAGTTGGGTGTATTTAGGCCAAGTGCGCAATGGAGATAATAACGCTGCCACTGGTGATAT